CGGGAGCGTCACTGGATTCATTTTCAAGGCAATGGCCGAGAAAAGGCAGAACGAGCAAGAACGCTTCAATCGTATGATCGAGGCGTCAACCAAGAGAAACGAAAACGCTAACGCCGCTGTCGAACGAGTGGGTGTGGAGGCAGGTAAATGGGTGCGAAGAACTATCGTACTCGCAATCCTGTTCGGTACAATCCTTGCTCCATTCATTCTTCCCTTCTTTGGTATTCCAGTTGTAGTGGAATTGACAGAAAAGAAATACGCACCACTTGATCTCTTTGGTCTTTTTGGAACCACAGAAACGGTATCATTTGAAGTGATCAAAGGATACCTATTCACACAAGAGAACAGGCAAATTCTTGTGACGATTGTTGGTTTCTACTTTGGTGCTGCCGTAGGAAAATCGAGATGATGAGAGTTATGATTAGTATGATGTGTTGTTTGATTGTTTTTGGTTGTCAAAGTGGCTTCAAGATCACGAAGTCAGTTCCTACGCAATCTCCGTTTGGTAACGATCTTACACAAGAGGCAGGCGTATCAATCGTTGAGGATGGAAGTGGGTGGTTGCCAATGGGTGCGTACCTTGTTCTTCTCATTGCAGTTTGTTGGTTGACTTGGAGAGAGTTCCGTGGAAGCACTAGAAAATCTGATCGATCCTGAGGCGATCATTACCGCACTACTGTTCGCACTAGTTGGTTTTGTGTGGAATATTTCTCACAAGGTAACACAACTATCAACGAAGATTGATGACCTACGCAAAGACGTAGATCGTCAGCGTGAAGACATTCATAAACTAGAAGAGCAAGTTGATCGGATTACACAAAAGCATTGGTCTGACAACGGCAATCTCTAAGGCCCCCAAGTTCTCTTCTGCATGTTTCTCCAGAGACACTTGCAAATATAGTACGCATCAACAACATCAGATACAGGCGAATCAACTACACTCTTCTTCGGAGAGATAGCACCTTGTAGATTGATTCCCGTTTCCTCAAACCAAGCGGCGTGCATCGCGTCTTTTCTAGCGTTACCTTTACCTGTTGCTACTTTCTTGACCGCCTGTGGTGGGATGATTTCAATTGGTATGGTTGCATTATAGAGTTTGTATTTCAGAATACCTGTGTTCTCTGCAATATTGAAAACACGACCAGTCGCACCATAGGCATAACCCTCGATTGCGACCTCTCGACAGCCAGTTAGTTTGTCCATCGCCCAGTCTGAAATGCTATCATAACGAGACTCATCACATGAGTACTCCATGAAGAACTCACCAAAGATTCGTGTCTCGTATACCTTTGCTTTAGACTTGACATCAGTTAGGAAGTAAAACTGACAGTCCTTGTAGGTAAAGTCTCTTACCTCATCGCCCGTCCATATGCAAATAGCAGGGCCTCTAAGACTGTAGTCCACTCCCGCTATCACCACTTGCTCCATCATGTTCATCCTTCTTCTCCTTGTAGGGGAAAAGGTCATTTAGCAACTCTCGCCTTTTTTGACAAGAGGAACATGGATGCACCTTCCCAAAGGTAACACGATGGATGATACTTGCAAGCGTATCTCCGAGTCCGATGTGACGTAGTGTCTTTCTAAAACTCTTCTCGTCCATGTGTACCCTCTTTATTTAGGAGGTCAGGTCAACGACTTCACATGAGTCGCCGGAGCAAGCATATGTCTGCGTACCGGAAGTGTTGTCTTGTTCCTCATAGGACTTGAGTTCCGTCCAGTCAATGTCCTGTGGCATCTGTCCACGAAGTTCGATGTAGTCCGACTCTCCGCAGTCCTGATACGGTGCCTGCTTGTAGGAGTGATCTGAGAACGGCAGGAAAGAGATACCAGAACATTCACCGAGATGTGCCCACACCCACGCACCAACTTCCATCCACTCATGTTCCTTGACAGTGATAGTGACAGATGGTTTATGTTCACACCAGTGACGTTGATACTGCAACCACATTTCCAACTGCTCAATTGCAGTCATATCGGTTCTTGTCACACAACCCTTTGGAGATGCAACAGGGAACGAGAACACGGTAACGTGATCTGGTTTCATTGCACATGCTTCATACGGGAATCCCTTGTCTTTCATGAATTGACACAACGGATCTTTGTTATCTGCACGAACGGTTCGAATGTAGAAGTCGTTATGCCGGGCGTGAATACCTGACGCAGCATCAACCAACTGAGACACTGTTCCCGATGGTTTTACACAGGTGGTAGCAGCAGACTGAGGAATGCCAATCTTGTCGGCAAACTCTTTATTAGTATTGATACAGACATCACGAAGATCTTGGAGATGCTCGGCATTCGCAAGACGAGTTACCTCACAGTCCATAATCCCCGTAAGGGAAACACCAAGCAGTCTTTCCTCTTCGCAGTTCTTCTTCCATGATGAGGACAGATACCGGAAGTCTGTTAGCGTTGACTGCCATGTGCCTAGAATAGAAGCAAGGCGAACCTTTCGCTTTAGATCCTCTACTCTATCACCATCACGACAAACGATCTCGGTGAGGTTACAGAACTCACAGTCACGAAGAATGATCTCGGAACATGGGTTAGTTCCGAAGCGGTGATCTGGTTCACGGTGGACATGGCCCTCTCCTCGAATCTCGGCAAGTCTCTTACATTGATCCTTACTTGCGGTTCGATTGAAGATACCACGCTCACCGCTCTTGGACTCGTAAAGTGCCATCCACTCACGCATGAACGTACCGATCTCAGTTGGGCCGCCATTGTAGACCGCAGAGTTATTTGCCAATGCCCGTTGACTGTCGCTTACCCACCACTGACCAGACTTTGCATCACGCATACGGTCATCCATGAGCGAGGACAATGAGATAAGAGCAGAACGGCGAACACCACCGACTACAACGATCTCAGCGATCTTACAGACAATATCATGACACTCAATGGTAGTGAGTCTACGACCAGCGGCCTTCTTGAAGGTATTTACCGTAAAGTCAAATAGGTCTACAAGCGGCTCAGGGCCCGAAGCACGACCACCAAAAGTCTTGAGTCTTTCACCTGCTGCACGAACCTTACTCACATCCCAGTTTGGAACCTGACCATTCATGAGCAACGCGATAAGTTCCTTGTATGCCTTTGACCATCCGATCTTAGAGTCTGCAACAACAATAGTGGTATCACTATCGTGGAAGTCCTCGGCCAAAACAGGAAGTTGATCCACCTCGGCTCTTTCAACAGAAAAACCAACACCAGTGCCACACATCAGAACATAAAGAATCTCATCAAAGGCACGCATACGATTTACCGCAACGTACGAGCAGTTGTAACCAGCAACGTGATCTCTTGTTAGTGCCTCACCTGCGGTCATCAATGCACGCATAGAAGGCATGATCTCAAGATTCAACACCGCGTCTTCAAGTTCCTGTCGCTCTTTCTTCGAAACCTTGTAGTCACACTTTTCTTGTAGGTGGTTTTCGAAGAAGTCAAAGTACCGCTTCACTGTTTCATCCCAAGTTTCACGGCGACCCTCCTCGGGCAACCAACGTGAGTATCTGCTCAGGTGGATGAAATCTTGATATAGAGACGGTAGGTTCTTCATGTGACAGCGTTCCTTTCTGGGTGCATCGTATTTAGTCTGATGATTATATGTGATTTACTTAGGTGGTCAAGTCAAATTTACTAGAGTCTGACCAAATGAATTGATCTCTCCGGCCGGGGCGACTATGAACATACCCCTTGTGAGTTTAGTGGCAGAATTTATATCTGATCCTCTAACTTCCATTTCATAGTGGTGATTACCCTCTGGAAGTGCATTTGCAATCTCAGAGTCGATCTGAAAAACAATGGATCCATCTGAGCCACTTGATGTATATCCAGAGCCCGAAAATCCAAAGTTCAATGCTAGGAAACCAGCAGTTGCGGAAGTTATTGCTTCGGATCGTTGAGTAAACCCTCGACCCCCCGTTACATAAGCGGCAAAGGCACTACCGATTGATCCATCAGATTGAATGGTGGTTCCAGAAACCTCTAGAATTCTTTCATCGTTATATGGAGATCTTTTGACATCTAGTCTGCCGCTGTAGTTGCTTAGGTCAACTCCAGTCTCTCCACCCGGATACCAATCAAATTGATAAGCGACTGCATTACCTTTGATCACATGCAGGTTTATATTGGCTGGGTTGTTACCTCTTCGAGACATATCCTCTCCATTCTCGGTTCGCTCGCTACTCTATTTAGGAAACAAGGCAATCCCAAGAGAAGGGAAATAGTGGTCTGATGATTTCACCAATGGCATCCGCATACTCACGGATCTCCCACTGGGCGTGATCGTCCTTGCGTTGCTTGTAGAATCGAGCGTAAGCGGCAAGGGATCCCGTCCAATACCACTCGGTATACATTCCCTGTGGGAGAACAAATCGTGCTTGCTCAGGTGCAATACCTTTTTCAATCAACGTGTTGTAAACGTGAAGAGCCGTTTCACATGACTCTCTGTAAATAGCGTCATACAAATTTGTTCGGGTTTCCTCTGTAATGAAGTCCTCACTCCCTTGCTTTGCACCATCGGTTGGCTTTCCTCTCCATGTGGGGGAGTAAAAGTCCGGTTCAAACGAAACGTATCTACGGCTAATCTCGTTCTCCACGAATCCTTGCTTGTGCTTGAAGAACTGTGTCCGAATCGAAATGGGTGCTTTGATTCGAAGCATGATCTGTGGGTGTGCGAAAGGAGTCCAGTGATTGTGCTTCGCAAGATAGCGAATAAGTTTCTGATCTCTCTCTTGGAGTTGTTGGATGTCTTCTTGGGCAAAGTGAGACTGAGTTTTTTCTAGCCTTTTCTTTGCACTTTCATCAACACC